CAAGTAGCTGTCGGCGCTGGTGCCGCCGAAACGAACACCGACCCTGGTGCGCTTTCCGGCGGTCGCCCAGTAGCGGCCCATGTAGCTGTAGCCGCAGTCGCCGGCGGAATAGCCGCCGCCCATCGATGCGGGCAACGGAGTGTTGGGAAGGCGGCGGCGCGTATAGCCGTCGGAACGGGTCACGATGCTACCTGCGTGGCGGTATTTGCCCTCGAATGCGAACTTGCTTCCGATGTTGACATTGACATTGTCCTCGTTCACCCATTTCTCCTGGTCGGTCTCGATGTAGGCATCCAGCTTGTGGCCGAATGTGCCATTGGCCGTGGATTCGCCGGTCTTGCACACACCGACGATCTCGCATCCGCCACCCCAGTATGGAGCGCCGTCACCCGACATGTTGCAGCCGAGCATCAAACCGGTACGGAGGCACACTTCGAGGCTGAAGTCGGTGGTTTCGGTGGCGCTTGCGCTGGCGTAGCCGGTGAAGCTGCCGGTCACAATCTTGTAAACACGGCAGTTCATCTCGCCCTGTGCCACCGTCTTCGGAGTGAACAGGCCGCTTGCGGTCGGGTTCTCGTAGCGCCACACGGCGTTGTTGAACACGAACTTCTCCCCGGCTGCGATGCCAAACTCCACGGCGAAGCTTACGGCGATCTGGTCTTCCATGGCCTTGCTCATTGGACCGTAGCCACTCAGCCAGCTTGAGGCGTTGGTGGTTGACTTGGTGGCTCCTGAGCCGTAATACATGGCGGGGTTGCTGCCGAAGGCGCAATAGCTCCAGTTCTCGGCTCCAGCCACTTTGTAGCGGAGGCCGCCGTTGGAGAGCCAGTTTTCCTCGTTGGCGCATGTCGATGACATGATGCCGCCGCTGAAGCGTGATCCGGCGCACAGCGCCTTGGTGCCCCATGCCGTCTCAAGGCTGCGGAGGAATGTGTTGCGGGCATGGTAGCCGCCCTCGGCCACGGGGAACGGATTGGTGTTCACGTGGTTGTTGGCGCGTGCGCGGCTCTTGGTGCTGATTTGTGAGGCGTTGTTGGTTCGGTAGTGCCCGTTGTTGCGGAACATGGTGCATCCCGATGCGCCAGCGGTGCCCTTTGAGTTGCTGTCGGCGGCGTTGTAGTTGAAGAAGAAGGAGCGCAGCTTCGACACGTTGTTTTCCACGATGGAAGTGGGTGATGTCGGGCTGATGCCGGTCGGCTTCAGCGCGAAGGCGCTCAGGTCGATGCCGTCCCACACGGGGGCGCTCATGCTCAGGATGCCGTTCCATTCCTTGCCGGAAGCGCCCACCACGTTGTCGAGGAGGCAAACGGTGTCCTTGCGGCCAACGAAGATCGAGTACTTGGTCTCGGTGGTCTCCCACGGCATGAGGTAGTGGGTCACCTCGGTGTTCTCGGCCTTGTAGAGGGTCGGGTGGCTCAGGTGCTTCACACCGTCGGCGGTCTGTATGCTGCACAGTGCCAAGAACGCTTCGGGATTGTAGGCACCTGCGGCGCAGTACTGCTCGGTGCATTCCGCGTCGGTGTAGAGGGCGTTGGCCATGCACTCGTTGTACATCGCCTCGGTGATGCCGACCACTGGAGCCCAGTTGCCGTAGATGTCGCGCAGCCAGTTGTTTTTCTTCAGCTCCATCACGGGGCGTTTCTTGGTCTCACCCTCTACGGCGGTCATGTCAACGAGGAACGGACGCCAGTCAAGGGCCCACTCCCTGTTGCCGAAAATGGCAAGGGCATTGGCATTGTTCTGGTCGATGGGGCTTGCGGTGTTGGCGTTCTCAAGCCATGGGGCGACACAATAGAGCTGCTTGGCATAGCCCAGCTCCTTGATCTCGGCGGCTGCCTTGTCGAAGTCGTTCAGGAGGGCTCGCATGGTGTCGTAGAAGCCACGCTTGTAGCTGATGACGATGGTGCCTGTGGCACTGTCACCGCCCACGACTTCCTCGGTACCCATATCATCGGGTTTCTTTCCGGCTGGATTAATGGAGTGCGTTGCCGTGACGGGAGTGGCAATCTGATAGTCCACGCTCATTCCGGCGAAGGCGGTGGCTGGTGTGATCTGTGTCGGGCTGTCATACACCAAGTTGAATCCGTCGATGGTCAAGCCGTCCAAGTCCGATTGGATGAGTCCGTCACGCATGGCGGCGTATGCGCCAGTGGTCGGGAGGCTGGCAATGTAGCGGTAGCCGCTTCTCGCAGATCCCTCGCCTTCCACCACCTCACCCTCAATTTCAGTCTCCGTCCAGGTGAGGGTGGTGAGCAGCTTGCCTGCCAGGTTGCGCTCGATGGTTCCGCCACCCTCGGCGTAGATGATGACATTGTCGAAAATACCGCCGTTGCCCTGCTCGATACCGCGAAGCACGAGACAGGTCTTGCCGTTGACGGTCTCTGTGTCGAATTTCGAGGTAAGCGCCGATACGGCCAACGACAGCTCGACGGGTGCGATATAGGCATGGAACACGTTATAGTCCTTCGACCAGGCAAGATGTACGCTGATAGACTGCAGTACCGCTGCCGATGCAAACTCGACCACCATGTAGCCCTCGTCGGGCAGATAGAACTTCTCCGGGTGTCCGGTGAAGGTGTGTTCCGTCACTGCAGTCACCTCGGTTCCCGATGTCGGCAAGGTGGGTGAGTACCACACGCCAACCACGGTGCCGTCGCCGACCTTCAAGTTGTTGTTGTTGGCGTCGGTGATGAGGTAGCCGTTGTTCTCCTCAGCGGTGCCGTATTCGCCTACGGTGCATTTCGGGCAGCGGATGATGGCGAGCTTGTTGGAGCCTTCGCCGATGGCACCGCTGGCCACCGCGCCGGTGATGTAGCCGCTTGTTTTTCCCGATGCCCATGCGTTGGGGTCGAGGGCGTTGGAGCCGTTCCAGCGCAGGGAGTTGATCTTGAAGCTGCGGCCACCTATCACCTGTAGCAGAAGCGCGTCTTCCGAACTGTCAATGGATGCGTCACCCGCCGTAGAACGGATCAGGAACTTGTCTTTGACGGTCACGGGGTTGTTGCTTCCGATGAGGTCGCCGACCTTCATGTCGGGCCAGCTGCCGCGCTTGATTTCCGCAAGAGCGGTCTGCGCCTCCACCACCGAGGCCATGTCCTGAAGGAACTGCACCTCGCTGCCGTTATACAGTCCCTCTTCAACAAGCATGTCGTAGATGTTCTTACCCCTGTCGGACGATTTCATCCAGTATTCCTCGTTGGTGTCGGTGTAGGGATCGACGTTCTTGTTTGGTTGTTTTGATACGTAGAAGGCACCCTTGCGGCGAACGCCGCACAGCTTCTCGTAGTCTTTGCTGGAGCTCCACGCCCCTTCGAGCGTGATTCCTATTTTTCCGAAGTCTAAAGCCATAGTCTATTATTTTTATTGGTAAATGAAATGTCCGTTCTCGTTGAGGCCGAATGTTCCCTCGATGCCATTCTCGCACTGAAGGTGCATATTCTCATCGACGTGGAAGGCCAAGAGTCCCGGGCCGTAAACGCCGGCCACAAGGTTGAGGTTGCCGCGTCCCAACAATGAGACGCCGTTGATGTTCTTGATGGTCACGCCAGGCACCAGCACATCTTGCTTTTCGATGTCATGTTCAGTCAACCTGAAATGGATGCCCCTGCGAAGGGTGAAGCTTATGCCTTTCATCTCACACTCCTTTCTGGATAATTCCAGTTGACCACGAAAGCTGTGATACTGTCGGCTGTGAACATGAGATGGTCGCCCAAATAGGCGTCGATTGGAAACTCCGCCACACCATCGGTGAATACCTCATCGTGCGGCATCTCGCGGTAGTCCACGGCATTCATCGATACATAAGCGTGGATTTCGCCCGTGCCCTCCATGTGGACGCGCCCCGACTCGGCGGGTGCTTCCATCCTGACGGTGTTGCCGTTCAGGATGGGATAGTCGTCTCTGATGTCATTCCTCTTCATTGTCTGTAGTTTTATTGTTGTTGTCTGATGTGATTTCGATGGAAGTGTTGCCTTTGGTGATTTTGGCCGTCGTTCCCGCTTTGATGTAATCTGGGAGCTTGGCCATAAAGGTGAACACGGCGGCCATGGCACCGAGTTCACCCGCTGCGGCCATCGCCGACGGTTCAACCGCTCCCCTGGGCGGCAGGAAAAACGACACCACAATCAGCACGATGCTCACAAGCATTGTGACATGTACGTACCAATCGATTGCTTTGACGAACTTTGCCATGGCATTTGAATTTTGTGCAAACTTACATTTGTCCTTTTCCTATCCAGTGACAAAATCAATCCACCACCTGGGTATCGTCGTAGTCAATATCTTCAGCAGCATCGGCTGCGCTCTGGCTGAAGGACGCGGCACGGCTCGACGTTCCCACGGCGTTGCCCCGTGAGGCCTTGCGGTAAGTGAAGGTGAACTGCACCAGTTGCTTGTTGTCTGAAGCCTCCATATCTACCGAAGTGATAATGATTTCGGTGTAGGTGTCCTTTTCGGCATCGTAGAGCCAGTGGCCGAGCTTCGAAGAGACGAAATCCCACAGCCACTCGCGCTGTTTCCACGGGAACCATCCCGACTGCTGCTGCCATTGGCGGTAGTCGTCGCTGTCGTCCAACTGGATGACAAGCGACTGGCGGCGACCTACATTGTGAGTCACTTGGGGCTGCAATGTATTGGCACCGTCACAACAAATTGTGTCGATGCCTCCCAAGGCATTCACCCAAAGGAAATAATGCTCATGCCCCGATTTGTGCGAATAGATGTAGCGTTGGCTCATGATATCGTCATTGCCGTTCTTCACTACGATGTCAATGTAGGGGAAACATTCCCCGGGGCGCATTTCCCAAAGGCCTTCCCAAAAGAAGCGGTAGGTTCTGACACCTGCACCCGCTATCGACGGGAACGGCACCACGTCCACGCTGCCGCCTTGCAACGGATAAAAGCGTGCCGCCACCACCGATCCTGATGCAAAGAGAAAGGTCAAGTGTTCCGGCATGTCTTTCTTTACGGGCTTATCCAATGGCTGTAGCGTGAGGAAGTGCGACTGCATATATACATAAGGTGTGTCGGCCACCTCGGCCTTCGACAGGAGAATCACATAGCCAGCCCCTTCCACAATTTGTGAGGTCAAACCCGTAATGCGGAAATAGAAGCCCTTGTACACCCTGTTTTGCAAGTAGATGTCGGCATTGGGCAGTTCCGTCTTCAGGTAGTTGCGGAAGATGTCGGCTAAGTTGAAGCGCACCTCTTGGTTCAGGTCGGGAACATAGATGCCGGTGAAGACCAAGTTTGTCGTGGTGTTGTCATCAAACGCCTCAACTTGCAGGCTGTCTTCGCGCACGTTGGTTACGATGAAGTCAGGGATGTTTTCGAGATGGACGTTACCCTCGTAAGTTGGTATTGTGTATGACATGATGGTTTGGTATTAATAGGCTTCCGAGGTGAATGTTACTCTCAAGTCGCCTGAAGTAAAATTGAAATCGTGGTTGATGCTACCCACTCCCGCCTGCCATTGGCCGGTATTAAAAGTGATGCAACGGATTGTGATTTCCACATTTATGCTAACTAGAAATTCTATGGAGCGACCGGCTTCTTCAGGCGGTCCGATGAAGATCTGTACATCGGCGCCGTTGGCGGTCACTTTCGGTGTCCCTATGACATGCGTCGAATACCACATCCAGTTATCATTCTGTCCGACTTCGTTCCAATACTCGTCATAGTATTTGTTAAGTACACAACAAGCGGCGACAAAGTCGGCAACTGCCTGGTTGTCTATCACCCATCGGAACCGTGTGATTGTCGCTGGGGTGATGGCAGGATCGTTGAGTGAGTTATCAAAGCGAGCCACGAGGAACTCCGATTCGCCGTTGCGCATCTTCCCGCCCACTTCGGCAGCGGTCTTCACGGGCAGCAGCACTTGGTTGCGGCACAGTTTTGCGGCGACCATGTTAGCGGTGAGGAAAGTCGGGGTGTCGTATCCAACACGCACAGTGGCCGTACGCTTGCCACCGAGCAAAATGTTGTTGTATTTTGACCAAAACGTTCCATACAGGCCATCAGGCGTGAGGTCGCCGCCAAGAGGAAGAAGGTAACCCGTTGAGGTCATCGTCAGCACGGGTACATTGTCCTGCGTAGTGCCTCCACGTTTTAATACCGTGTTGGCTATTCCCTGATATTCCTGCACAATCATCAGCCGTTGGTCTGCATTGCCAGACATGCCACTGTAGGTGCTGTGTCGATGAATGGGGTCGCCAATGACGGGATAAAGTTCATATTTCCCCGTGCATACCATCTGCGGCATCGTATCCGTCGGATTGAAGGCTTCAGCTTTGTCATTGTTCTCACGGTCGTAGGTGAAACAGTTACTTCCCACCCAATGCAGCACAGGTGCGCCAGTGACGAGATCGCGGCGCATCTCATAATACATGCCTGTCGAGCGGCGCAGGATAAGGCAGTCGTAATAGGGTGGATTGTTGTTGCTGACAGTCTTCTGCCAGTCGTTCTCATCCACTCCGACCCAAGTATTGTATTTGTCCTTTAGCGCCTTCAGCGTGTTTGCTGCGGCCTCGTTCCCTTCACCAACCGAAGGCGTGATGACCACATGAGAGGGCTGCTCGTAGCGCATGGTGATGTCGTCAATCAACAAGTTGGTGATGTCGGTATCAGGCTCTCCAAAGCTCGTGAAAGGGATAATCCTAACAGTCATCGTGTTACTGTCCACTACAGCCTGTACCATAAACCGGTCACGGAGCCAATAAAGCAGATCGCTTACGGTCATGTCGGGCACCATGTCGGCATAGCATATCGTTCCGTTCACAATCGCATCGATGGTGTTGTTCAGCACCACCAAGGGGCGACGACCAGAAAAGACATTTTCCTTCACTTCGTATTTCATTGCCTCAAACATCAAGTCCAGCATACGGTGCAAGTAGATGAAAGGAGTTACACCGTAACCTTCCGGCACATAGAGCAGCGTACTTCCGGCACGAAACGGCCTGGGATTGGAAATGAGAGTACTGCCCGACACCTGATTAATTACCGTATATCCATCGGTACTGGCGTCGTCAGCCTGCCCCATCACCGGAAAACAGGTGTAGTCGTTGGTGTTGGTCACAGCATTGTAGATGCCTTGCAGGTGAGACACAGCAGCACTGGGCGACCCTTGATCGACGACCATATTCGCAAAAATCTCCTTCAGTGGCTTTTCCCTATATTCGGCATACAGGCCGCCGTTACGGAAAGTGAAAGCCGCATCGATGCCGTCTTCCTTTGACAGCGTGTCTATAATCAGCAAGCCTTTCACCGTCACTGCACCCACGGTAAGCCAAGCTTCCGCCTTGGCCATGTCATTGTTTTTCGCGTCAATGCGTTCGATGTGTTCCAATAGTTGCAGGTTGTGCGGCGATGATGGCAGTGTGACAGGAACGCTCGTGTCGCCCTCATCTGTGAAAAAAGGGTTGGTACGCTCCAAGCTAAGAGCGAATCCATCTGGCAGGTCGAAAGTGCCGTGTTGGTTGTAGAGTCTCATCGTTTCGTGGCGTTTTTGAAGCGTTTGCGTTGTGTCTCGAAGGATTGGTGTTGGTCATACACCTCAAAGGCCGGCACGCCCTCATCCATGAGGCGGTTGAGTGCGGCTGTATTTGCGGCGGTGTTGGTTTCAAGTCGTTCAATGGTGGAGAGCATTTTCTGAAAAACCGCATCGGATGCCACCGACCCGCTACCGGTGAATCCACCATCGGCAAAGCCAATGCTGCGGATATGTTCAGGAAATCCCTTCTTTCGGTATTGTTCCAGATTGGCAAACAGGACGGGGTTGCGCCTGACCATCGGTGCGGGCGCGACCCATTCGTTAGCATGGACGATGCCGACGGGCTTGTTGTCGTTGGCAGCATTGTCGGTAAACCCGCCTTCCGAGTAGCCCGTAGGCGTGACCACCGTCGGCGAGTTATTGCCCGACGACGAGCTGCTGACACTTGTATTCTTGATTGCGTTGCGTTGGGCGATGATGGTGGCCACTTCGGCAGCTGTGGTGGCGGCTATCAAAGCGGCCAGGGCAATGCCGAGATACGGGCCTCCTTCTGCATAGGCCTTGATGGCGGCCACAGCGCCGCTGGCGATAGTCTTGGCGATGTTGATGGCCATCTCCGTGTCGGCATACTTTTTCTTCAGGTCGAGCTGCTTTTGCTCGTATTCGTTCTCAATCTCCTCACGCTTTTCGGCATTGTCGCCGGCAGCGGTGAGTTGTGCCTGGTACTCAGCTTCCAGCTTTGCCGACTCGGCCTCCTTCAGGGCGGTGACGAAGTTCGAGGCCTCCGACATGATGCTGTTGACCTGGTCGACATACTTCTGGACATTGGCCAGCCGCTCCTTCAGGTCGGCGTCGGCGTATTTCTTACGGAGCTGCTTGACGGCTTCCTCGTACTGCTGTTCCGAAAGGAGCTCGGCATTGTGCAGCACATCGAGGCGGGCAAGCTGCTCCTGCAGTTCCTGCTGGCGGGCAGCGGAAGAATCCAAACCAGCGATGACCTCCTGAGCCTCTTTCTTCAGCTTGGCCATCTCCTCGTTGGCGGCCTTCTGTGCTTCGAGCTGGGCATCGAGGATGGCTTGCAGGATTTCTGTCTCGTCCTGTCCGGCATCATGGGCCAGTTTCAGCTTCTCCTGAAGGTAGCGCATCTTCACCTCCAGCATCTGCGCCTGGTACTCCTTTTCGGTGATTTCCTGATTGGCCAGCGACATGGCCAAGGCGTTTTCCTCATCCTTCTGGCAGGCTTGGAGTTGCTTCAGGGCTTCGTCATAGTCGGCCTTGCGGTTGGCCATGCGTTCCTTGATGATGGCCGCCTCAATTTGAGTGGTGTCCTTGTTGTTGTCTTTGGCCAGCTGCAACTTCTCCTGAAGGTATTTCATGGTGATATCGCGCAGTTGCTGCTCGTGTTCCTCAGCGGTGATTTCCTGGTTGAAATACTTATCATTGAGGATGTTCAGCTCCTCGCGTTGTTGGCGTTCCAGGTCCTGAACGGCTTGCTGGTAGCGTTTGTCTGAAGCTTTGTTGTCGGCGGCGTTCAGTTTGGCGTATCGTTTGGCCAAGGCCTTCGACTCCTCTTCGCTGAGGGCGGCGTAACCCTTGGCCACCATCTCCTTCTCTTTCTTGGTGAGCTTGTCGGAGCGATCCTGAAGGTAATCGAATTGTGCCTGGGAAAGAATGTCGTTGGTCTTCTTTTGTTCTTCCGTCACGACATCACGCTGTTCCTCGCTGATTTCCTTTGTAAGTTTAGCCGTCCTTTCCCCTAATTTATCCGCTTGTGCCTCAAGGGCATCTATTTGCTCCTGAAAACCGCCAGCATCCTTTTTGGCTTGGCCATAGTCGGTGTATGAGAATTGCTGCCCACGCCAAAATGAGTGTGTCTCCACGATTTCCGTGGTGTTACCGCCCGATTTCACCAATGCATCGTGCATCCGTTCCTCTGCATCTGCCTTTTGGTCTTCAAGGGCCGCTATCTGCCTCTCAATCTCCATCAGCTGCTCTTTTCGGGCTTCAAGTTTGAGTTGTTGCCTCAGGCTTTTGCAGTATTCGTCAATGGCCTCTTTGTTATTGTTGATCAGGCGGCCTTCCTCAGTCAGGTCGGCATGGTAGCCGGGCACGATGCGTTTCAATTCATCAAGGGCTTTCTTGCGTTCGCCGAGGGCAATGTTGTTGTTTTCGACGATGGCGGTCAAAGCCCTGATTTTACCCGCTTGCTCGCCATATTCCTCGTTGGCGCGTTTCTCGGCCTCTGCAAGGTAGTCTATTTCTTCAGCTGCCTCGCGTGTCTTATTCACATAGCGCGTGATGACACCGACAAGGGTGGCAACAGCCATGGCGACAAGTCCGAACACCGAGGCACTCATAGCGCCGTTCAAGGCGGCCTGTGCGACGGCGGCTTCCTCCGTCTGCTTTGTCAGTTTGAAGTAGGCCACCTTGAGCAAGTTCGTCACCACGACCTTCGTCTTTATCAGAACGATGTGAGCCTTATCCAGTCCATTGGCAATCCCCTGCACAATGTTTTTCATCTTGACGGCTGCTGTCAGCACGGCCAAGGCGATGGCCGCATTGCGGATCTCCTTGCCGTAGTTTACCAAAGCCTTAATCAAATAGGTGGTCGCTTTGGTGGATTTCAGCATTATCGGGTTGAGGCTTTGGCCAAGGGTGATTGAGGCGTTGTGGAACTCCTTGCGGGCCTTTTCGAGTTGCGCCTGAAGGTTGTTGTTTTTGGTCATGTATTCCTCGGTGACTGAGGTGGCCTTCTCAAACTCCTCATTGGCCAGCCGTTGGGCATCTGTGACGGCATTGAGATTTGAGGCCATGGCACCGAGCACCTGCACGGTCCTGGCACCGTCAAGGCCCATTTCGTCGAAATGCTTTGTCAGTTCCGACATGTCGCCAATCTCACGCAGGCCCTTCAGCACCTCAATCATGGCGGCATTGGCATCGTTCTTCATCAGATCCGCAAACTCCGAGACGCTCTTGTGCGCATATTGCGCGAACTTCTCCGGCTCGGAGTAGAGCTTCATCATGAATTTTTGGAAGGCGGTGGCCGACATCTCCACTTTCATGGCCGACTGGTCCAATCCGGATGCAAAGCCGATGATGTCGGCAGCCGACAGGTGGGCGAGCTGACCCACGCCCGCCATCCTTTGCGTGAAGTCCACCAGATAACTCTCGCTTGCGGTGGATGCCTGACCTACGGCATTGACGGCAGAAGCTATCGACAGCAGCGACTTTTCAACGCCCATCGATTGCGTGTAACCCAACACATCCGCAATCTTGCCTAAATTGCGGATGGCACCCTCACCGAGATCTTCGCCCAAGGCCACTTGGATCTGGTCGGCGGCACGGACAAAACCGAGGATGTTTTCCTTGCCGGTGATGCCGAGCTTGCCGGCATCGCGAGCCAACAGCAGCAGCTGCTCACGACTGGTGCGGGTGTCAATCTTCATCAGTTCCTCATCGAGGCCCTGCACTTCCTCATGGAGCAGGCCGGTGGTCTTCATCACGTCGGCATACACATCGTCCAACTTGGCGGCCTCCTCGGCTGCCTTGCGGAAGGCCATGGAGAGGCCCGTGATGGAAGCGATGGCTGTGGTGGCCATGCCAAAATAGCGGTTGAAGCCATCGGCGAGGCCTTTCAGCGACAAGGTGGCCCGCTTCTGTTCCTCGCCTACAGCCTTCCAGCCCTCGCGCAGGTCGTTGATGCGGGTGCGCACCATCCTGAGGTCGTGGGTGGCGGCAATGTATTCCTCGGTGCCTGGCTTGAGCCGCTTGATTTGGCTCTCCAGTTCCTTCGAGGCCTTGTAGAGTTGGTTGAACGTGGCACCGTTGAGGTTCTTCATGGTGTCGCGGAAGGTCTGCAGCTTCTCGGTGGCCGCTTGCTCCCTCTTCTCCAGCTGTGCGATGTGGGCTTCGAGTTCCTTGATGCCCTTCAGGTCGCGCTTCTGTTCCGGCTCGGCCATCATCTCTGCCAATTTGTCGCGGCAGGTCTTGATGTTCTGCTGCAGCTCTTCGAGCGACTTTCGCGCAGGCTCCATGTTCATCGTCACGGTCGCACTGGCTTCTTCGGTTATCTTTGTCATTGCCAGTCGATATTAAAGTCAAAATCCTTGTTTTCAAACACCATCATCTCCTCCACCGCCTTGTAGCCGATTTGTTCGGCCAGCATGTGCAGCAGCTTGCGGAACTCGTCGTACCAGATCTTGTTGTACCAATGCTTCGGGCGGCGGTGCTTTCCGTGCTTCCAGTCGGCGAGGAAATCCAGGTTGCCGCCGTTGCCACGGTCGTAGCCCTTGCCGACACCGGCATCCACATACCATCCATAGAAATGGAAGGTATAGACCACCTTCTGCAGGTCGCCGTTCGCGTCGAGGTACACATGGTGGGCAAACGAGCGCAGCAGCTCGCCCGAGCCGCGTATGCCCGCCTTGGGGATGCGTTCCTGCCACCGTTCGACGGTGTACTGTGCGAACCTGGCGAAGTCGATGTCAGTGGTTGGCGACATAGCTCAAGTTCTTGTTTTCGCGGAAATGCACCGTCATCTCGTAGCCCACATAGGCGCCGGCTTCGCGGGCATAGTAGCCCACCTCGTTGTTTTCGATCCATCCGCACAGGGGTGCGTCTTTGCGGTGAAGGATGAGGATGCTGTAGATGCGTTCCACCCGTGCCAGGCAGCGGTCCATCACGGTGGCGGCGTTGCCGCCGTTGGGCACCTGTTCCATCACCCAGAGGCTTTGCACGGCCTCTTGGAAGCCGCCGTCGTTGCGTAGCATGAGGCGTCCGCTCTCGGCGTGTTCGAGCACGACACCCACTGGCACGTTCTTCAGCTGTATCAGCTGGATGGCGCCGTCCATGCCGGCGCGGCACTCCATGAGCCAGTCCGGATTGGTGAGGCCTTCGATTTCGGACACCCTGACCTCGTTCTCGTTCTCGTCGGTCACGGTGCGGAAAAAGATTTGGTTCAAGTAGTCAAGTGTGAGCATGATTTTCGCGTTTTGTGGCAAATTTAGCCTGGTGCGATTTCGGGGGAGTGACAAAAAAAGCCCCGCAATCCCCCTGCCCCCTTAAAAGGGGGAAGACTGCGAGGCTTCTGATGTTTTCGAGGTCAGGTCACTGTCCCTGCATTTCCTGCATGGTCTTTTGGAAATATTGCTCGAGGTCATTCAGGTAGAACCTGACATCAGTCGTTTCGGCCTTTTGGGAGATTTCGGCGAGTTCCGCGGCCATCTCGCAGAGGCGGGTGATGATTTCGGTGCGTGTCATGCCTCACCTCCTTTCTTTGGCTTCAGTCCAGCTTTGCTGATGATAATGGATGCCCTAATGTCGCTGCGTAAGGCTTTCAAGTCGTGAAGCACCGATGCCATCAGACGGCTGCAGTGGTTAAGCATCTCGCGTTTCTCGTCGTCGGATCGAAAGTCGTCAACCAAGAATTGAAGGCTTACGATGCAGTCCTTCATCTCGTCGACGTAGGCACTGATTGTATTGTCTGTTTCGATTGCCTCGAAGTCTGAAAACCATCCTACCAGTGTCGGGATTTCGTTGATGGATATGTTGCTCATGCCAAACCTCCTTCCTCTTCTTCCACCGTGGCGTGAACCGCCTCCAGGATCTGATTCTCGACTTGATTCACGAAAAAGCGGCAGTCGCACATGAGGCGGAAGGCACTCATCAGAGATTCGTGGTCTTCCATCTCATCCAGCCATTCCGACATGGACAAGACAGCCGCATCCAGCCGTTTCCGTTTACAGTCAAGTGTTTCGCCGTCGACACCTGCATAACCGAACAAATTCATCAACGATGACACTTGCCCGATTTTCAACTCACGCACGGCCTTCATTCTTGCCGTTTGCTCCTCGATGGGAGCATCTTCGGCTATTCTCTTGAACTTTTTCATCTCATACCTCCTTCCATGATTTGGGTGAGTGCCAGGTTGAACGCGCCGCCCAGCTTCGGGCGCGGCATGTCGGCCAAGGCCGAGGGCTTGCGCCAGGTTGTGGGAGCGGGCTTGGTTGCCTCTATAGGCTTTGCCTCGTCGATGCGACGGATGCTGATACGCCAGCCTATGCGGCGGGCATGGGCGCGCACGAAGCGTTCGGTGTAGATGTCGTCAACGATTGTCACCACATCCTTGTTGGCGTGGCCGTCGGGGCTGAATAGGCGCACCCTCTTGGGGTAGTTGTTTGTCTTTGCCGTCTTTCCGGCTGTCGTTCTTGGATTTTGCATATCTGTAAGACATTTAAAGTTGTGGGCAACAATAAAGCGGTCGCCACTTTCGCTGTCTTACAGATGAGGTCACCACGAGGGGACTTTTATCTACGAAAGGGCGACCGCAAAGGTCTTTCTATGTCGGTGGCAGGGCATCAAAAAAGCCCCGCGAAGTGTCGTTGGGCTGTTTCCGCCGCCCCTGCGTGATGAGTAAACTCATCTGTAAGACGCTGCAAATATACGGCTATTTTGGAATGTGCAAGGGAAAAGGCAAAAAAAATCGGAAAAAGTAACATGACGGGGTTGTCGTGTTACATTTTTGGTGATTTTTTGACATGAAAAAAGTTCCCTTGGTGTGGGAACTTTTTCATTTTCCGTATAGGTCGGCATGTGTGCCTGTGCGGAGCAGGCGTATGAGCCTGATGCCATCATCTTTCTCATAGATAAGGAGCCAATCAGGATGCACATGGCATTCGCGTGTACCCTTGTATTCACCCTTGAGGGCGTGGTCATGGTTTTTTGGCGGAAGCTTCTCGCCGTTGATGAGTTTTCCGACCACCTCAAAGAGGTCGTTTTCGTCGAGGCCGCGCCGCTTGGCAAGGGCAAACTCGCGCTCGTAGCGTTTGGTTGTGTCGAGGTTATAACGCATGCATCTTCTCACAAAACTCTTCAAAACTGCTGTAGTGGTTCACGTTCTTCCCTTCCCTTGCCTCTCGGATGGTGTCGAGTGTAATCTGGTAGTTGCTGCGGCGTTTGCGTTTCGGCTTCACGCTCTTGCTTACCTTCACCGTAGGCGGCAGGGTGTCAATGAAGGCATTGATATTGGCCGCAAACGGTATGTTAGGGTTGAATGTCAGTGTGATGGTTTCCATGTCGTTTGTATTTCCGTTTGTGTTTGCGTTGCAAAAATACATATTATTTGTCATTGTGCAATACAACGACAAATATTTTTCCACACGCCAACGGGGAACGATCGCAGCTCGCCCACTGTCACCTTGCCGTCGTCCACCGAGTAGGACAGCACGACCACTTCCTTCCCTATCAGGATCGTCCTCATCATCGCTTCAGGAAGGTTTTCAGCAGCAGCCAAGCCAGGGCGAAAACGACCAGACCGGCGACAATGGCGACGATCAGCACCGTGCCATTGTCGTGCCTGGTTTCGGAGGAAGTCTCTTTTTGCAGGGTTGCCTTGGTGGCGGTTTTCGTCTCTGAAACGGAGTCCATGGCTGTGATGGCGGCCTTGTCCTCCGTCCGTTCGGTCGAGATCTCGATGCTTTTCACCGCTCCCATGCCGCCGACGCCTCCCATGGTAGGTGCGAGGCCGAGGCTATCGGCGGGCATGGTGGAACATGGAGCGGCTTCCGTGGCGGGCTTCCCAGGACCGTATTCTAAGGGGTAGAACTCAATTTTGAAATTGTACCTTTCGGCGATGGTGCTGCTTAGGCTGTCGACTCTTCGCAGCACCACGCCTATCTCGTCGAGGCTCGTGCGCATTTGCCGGGTATTTACCTCCCTTTGCGCACGGCATCCCGCGAGAACGCAACCTAAAAACAAAAATATGGTAAAAAAGTTTCTCATTGCCCAAACTCCTTTGTAACGTCGAAGCATGGACACGGCTTCGATGAATATTGGCTGTGGCCGCTTACTTTCTTGATGGTTGGGAACACAGTTTTCAGCGACTTCACCAGGTTACGCAATGCGGCCATTTGCGCCACTGTGCGCGTGTCCACTAGTTTGCCTTCGGCGTTTTTGCCTCCTACGTAGCAGATGCCGATGGTGCCCGTGTTGTGGTTCTTGCAATGCGCGCCCACCTGGTCAATCGGTCGGCCTTGGTGGATGCTGCCGTCAAGATAGATGAGGTAGTGATAGCCTATGTCCTTCCAGCCGTTCACTTCCTTGTGGTACTTGCGCACGGCTTCAACGGTCGTCCCGTTGCTTGGCACGGTGCCCGTGCAATGGATGATGATTTCAGTGATGGGTCTCATGGTGTTGTGTTTTGGTGATGCAAAAGTGGCAATTGCCCACGGCAATGGAGTGACAAATCGCGCGGGTCAGTGCTTGTTTCTGTTCAAGGCTTCGCGGGTTTTCTCCGCTTCCTCAATCTTATGGTTGAGGGCCGACAACACATCGTGCAATCCGCACTGGTCGATGGCTGCGTTGTCTTGAGGATGCCCGTCGTTCAGCATGAGATGGATGTTCTGCAGGTTGCGGAAAGGCGAGTAGCTTTTGCTATGCTGGTCATCGCTGGTAAACACGTAGGGGTAGAGCACTTTCAGCATGTTGCCTACTCCGTTCCACCACAGCAGCACCATGTCATATTCCACCTCATCGGCAATGCGGATGGGTTTGCGCTTGTCGCCCAGCAGCTTCAGTGCCTGTTTCATGTCATCCATGTTGTAGCGTTGCTCGTTCCGGCCTTTCGAGAGATCGTAGAAAAGCGCATCGGCACGGAACCAGTCGCCAAACATGACGTTTCGCATGTGTCCGTCTGTACCCGTCGGATTCACTATATCGCAGGGCATTTCGTCAAAGAGCCATCCGAAACGGCTACTGAAGTCCATTATTTCCCAGTCGCGCATGGTAAAGGACTGCCCGTCAGCGGTCATCATCACTTCCGTTCCGGTCTCATCCCCGGTACCGAGCATCCTGATGCCTGTCAGTCGGCACAACAGCACTACGAGCATCTCTTCCTTGGTGAGGTGCAGGCGGAACGTTTCGGCCACGATACGAAGTTGTTCCAGTGTAAGCTCACGCCATGATTTCGGCGCTTTCAGGTCGATGGTCATATCGGCATCAGTTTTTTCCGTTTCTCCAGCAGCATCAATTCATTCAGGCTTAGGGTTCTGGTGACAATCTCTCGGCGCTCGAAGGTCGCGCAAGGCTCGCCGTTGCAGTGTGAGTACGACACCAATTCATACTCGATGCCATCTACCATATAGGCCTGTTGAGGATAGGTCTCCGACATATAGAGATTGTCGAACTTCTCCAGTTCTGCCGATTGTTCCTCCAAGAGGTCTTGGCGTTCTCTTTCGTAGGTTTCGTAATCCATGGCAGTAGTGTTTTATAGGCAGTTCATTGAGGGTCCGTTGCCGAAGTCCACGGTGTCGAGGGTGCGCCTGTCCGAGGCGGCGAAGGCAGGGAAAGCGCTCTCGTTGGCCGTCATCACCTTGCGGGCTTGGATGGCAGCCTTCACCGCACCGGCATGGTCGCCCATGGTCTCCTTCACCGCAACACGGCGCAGGTGACCGATGGCGCGGTTGTGCACATAGAGGGTTTCGCCATCACGGTACAGCTCCAGCAGTCGCTCCAGTTCCTCCTGACTCACGTATGGTGCCGCCACATTCCGCAAAGCTTGCGCCATTTCGGGCTGCAGGTTGCAGAAGTCAGGCCATTCGGTCGGTGCGTCATCGCCTCTCAAGCACGACTGCAGGGCTTCCTCCATGGTGGGCGTGAAGGCTTGCGTCAGGTAGGCGAATTGTTCCGTGCCGCGCCAGTCGTCGTAGGCGTCATGGTGGCGGCTGTTTTTGATCATGTAGCGCACCATGTCGTCACAGTCCGTGACCATCCGCTGTTTCAGCGAGTTCACCAGACGGTCCATGCGCTGCTGTGATGCGGGCGACACCATTTGGTTCGACTGCACCACAAATCCGGCTTCCGAGAGTTGCAGATCCATCTCGGCGATGGCGGTGAGGTAGGCCGACTCACAGATGACACGGCTCACAATCGTGCGAAGTCGTGCGTGTGGGTCGGGCTGTCCTGTTACCTGGCTGATTTCAAGTGTGCCCTCGATGTCGGGGCCGATGATTTTCTCCGACACCCACTCCTGGGCACGGCGGAAAAAGTCGTCGAGGCGGTCGTTGGCCACCAGTGTATTCACGGAAGGCAGATACACCTTCGCCTGTTCAAGGTTTCTTACAATCATTTCGCTATGTCGTTTTGGGATTCTTTCTTGCCGCTCTTGGCCTCATCGAGCGTGGTGAACACGAACTCGGGCACGGCAATGGTGTAGTCAGATGGCCATCCATTGATTTTCTTGATGGCGTTGAAGGGGCGCAGCGCACGAGCCAGCATCGGCTTCGACAGGGCCTGTTTCATCAGGAACAGCTCGCGCTGGTTGGAGCCCGACAGGCTGTTTGAGTTCTTGCCTGGGCTGGCGCCGATTAAGCTTGGGTGAACCTCCATCGCGTAGGAGATGATGTTGGCACCGCTTTCGTAGTCGGCCAACTGTTCCCCGCCGGCGATGTTGTTATCCACCTTTTCGATGGTGAAGTACTTCTCCAGTACCGCACCATTTCCCGAAGGTGTGAGCCTCGCCAGGGTGTTCAGCACGGTACCGGCATTCTCCTCACCCACCAGTTTGTTGCTGATTTCGTCCACCACGCGCTTTTTGAGGTCGGCCACGGCCTTCATGTCGTTGGTGTCGATGCCTTCCAGCTCGGCCTTTTCGTCGAAATAGCGCGGCGAGATGTAGATGATGTGCTTCACGCCGAGGTTGTGTTTCATGATGGCCGCCTTGAGGCTCGGGATAGATGCCACATTGTCAAACCAACCGCTTCTGAAGATGGAGTACCAGTTGGGATAGCTGTAATATGGCCGTCCCGGGCTGGGCATGTAGATGGGATAGACCATGCGAGGCTCTTTGGTGGTGCCCATCACCTCGATGGCGTCCTGCACCGCGTCGTATTCGTCCAGGACATAGGACGACTCTATATCCGACTTTGACGGGCCCTGGCCCCATTTCGCACAGTAGAGATGGCGGTTGATTTGGTCTTTCTCGTCGATACCCCAACGGGAGAACATCGCTTCGCGGTGGCGCAGGGTGTAGATGCTCTTGCGGTCGGCAGACGGCAGCATCACGGGGAAGGCGTTGTGGAAATACGACAGGTCGGTCAGTGTCTCCTGAAGGTACAGGGAGATATCATTGCGTTCGCACCACTCGTATTCCTCACCGGCAAAGATGTCGAGTTTGTCCACCACCTTGCCGCCGATGATTTTACCTTTTTTGTCCTTCACCACCTCGGCGGGGTTGTCGGAATAGACGAGCTTCACCAGCTTGGGGCCGCATCCGTAGGGCACCTTCCAGTTGAAATTGGCGTTGGTACCGACAATCTCCACGCGGTCGATTTGCTGCATGACGCGCTGAGGCAGCAGGTTGTCGGGACCCCAGGGTGCAATCTTGTAGCCGCCTTCATACACGGGCAGCAGCATGGCCTGTTCGTTGAAGAAATTCATCACCGATGGCGGTGTCACAAACACCGATTTCGCGTCCGAGGCATAGGCCACGCTGTCGGTGAGCCAGCAGGCGGCGTTTCTCCTGGCCTCTTCCTTGATGTCGCCTTTACTCATATAAATACCTCCTCTCCGTTGAGTTCGATGATGTCGTCGATGTCCATCTGCCTGATTTCGCCCGACTTCAACGCCTTCACCTTGAGCATCATCTTGCCTTTCTTGGTGTGGTAGGTGTTGATGTAGAGGGCTTCATCGATGAACACCTTTCGTCCGTTGGTCTCAATCCAGCACACCGAAAACTGTTGGAGTGCCTTGGTGACCTCGAAAATGTGTCGTCTGTGAATCATAAGCAAGTAAATTTGAGGCAAAAGTAAGTCCGTCCTCCTGTGATGCGGTGACAAAAAATCCGTGCCTGCAAGTCCAGCCGGACGCCGCAGGCGCGGATTTTTTCGGAATGTCGGCGCATTATCAAAATAAAACTCGTAACTTGTTGATTTTCTCGCGAAACTTCATCCAAAAATGGAGTTTCGCGAAAAATGTTTGTCGTGAGACCCGTGCGCCACCCTGTCGAAACGATGGCAAGTGGGCAATCGGTTCTGCGAAATATGCGGCGGCGGTCTCCGTTGGCGGCGGTCGGTCGTGTGTGAAAAAAAAGAAACGGCGGCCTTGTGGGTCGCCGTCTCTTGGGTGTGGCGTTTAATACATCATTTCTCCATGGTCACGGAATGAATAATAACGGCCTGCACCCATAACGATATGGTCGATAAATGAAATATCCATCAGTTTGCAGGCGGCCATCAGCTTTTGAGTGAGTTTGCGGTCGTCCTCGCTGGGTCTCGGGTTGCCGCTCGGGTGGTTGTGGCTTAATACAATAGAGGTTGCACTGCAGCCCAACGCGCCCATCATCACGAGGCGGGGGTCTACTATTACATTAGTCATCCCGCCATCACCTAATTTTAGAAAGCCTTTAATGCGGTTGCTTTGGTTCAAATAAAGCACATAGGCGGTCTCGTAAATGGTCGCCGTGTCGGGGTCGTAGATGTTGCACAACTCTTCAAAGGTGTCTTGGCTGTTGTTTAATTCTCGGGTTTCTCTTTGGGTGGGTTTCGCTTTTAGCGTGTACTCCTTAATAAATTGCTGTTTCATTGTTTTGTGGGTTTTAAATTGTTGGGTATAATCTTTTTAAATCGGGGCGGGTTTGTGAGTTGGTCGCGGCGGCATAGGCAAAGACTATTCCGCCACCAATGGCGCGGACTGCGGCGGCGGCTGTTGTGCCAGTTGCCACAACATTGTCAATAATGATGACGCGTTTTCCGCTTGGGATGGGTTGGGAAAGATAAAAGCCTAATTTCTTGGGGGTTGGCTTGCGGCCTTGCTTCTTTAGGCTGTAGAGGGTTTCGCGTTGGCTTCCTTTTAGGTAGTCGCAAACCACGGCGGCGGTCTCCTTGGCTATCAGCTTGCAAAGCTCTTTTGTATAGGTGGCCGCTCCCGTGTGTGATGGCATGGGAACGAGTGCCGCATTACTCGGAATATACTTGACCATTTCGGCGGCTGCCTTAAATATCGCCCATCTTTCGCCGTTCTTCATTGCGTGGGCGGTTTCGTTGCGGCGGTTGGCTCTATAATTACCGGTGGCAAAATATCGCGTTTCCATGGCCTCAAATGATTGAGTAAAACATTGCTTCGAGGGTTTCCATCGGTACGCCTGTTTCGGCTTGCACCTGTGCCAGGTCGTCGAAATCTTCGACCGTGTTTGCAATCATCAGAAGGGCGGCGGCTTTGGGGTTGTAGGTGTTTTCCATCGCTTAGCCCTCCAAAATTTGCGTTCTTGCCTTGCGGCTTGTTAATACTTTGAGCATTGCGGCGGCCTTTTCGGTCGTGGTTGTCAATTCCGACATGTGCAAGCAATCGAACGCGCCAAAACAAAAAGCCAAATAAATGGCGCAATGCTCGGGTTTAGTAAATGCGAATTTCATGGGGATTTCTGCCTCGGTGTTCAGTATGTTCTCCGTGTGGGCGGCTGCGGCCATAATACCCTCAAAAGTGGGGTGTTTGTGGTTGTTGCAGCTTTGAAAATCCCACTTGTCGCACATATCGAAAAGGCAATTTTCAACCTTTTGCACATATTCGCGGATTTGCTTTGCGTTCATTTTCACCTCGTGGAGTCTCGTTTCTCCGTTCTTTAATACTTCAATCTTTTTCATTTTTAGTTGATTTTGAGTTATTTATCTATTCTTTTTGTTTGAACTGGCATCCTTTTTTTGAAAATCCATCATCTGTCCATCGTTTTTTTTATATCCGTTCCCCCCGAATCGCTGTATATCCTTTTTACGATGCTGAAAGAGAGAAGCTTACGGCAATGCAAGGGCACACCGAAAAATACAAGCCGATAGGTCTGGAGATTTTTCAAGGGTGTGCTCCGTACCACCCTTGCATTGCAGAGGTAAGCGCAACTATCTTTGCATCGGAAAAAGGTGTTAAGGCGACGGGAAGGGAACAACGGACGAAATGCGATGGCAGATGATACCGCTGAAAAAGAGAAGTGTGTAGGAAGTGTGGGCTGGACACATTACAAAAACAGAAATCCCCGGCAGGATGTCAGGATGACTTCCTGTCGGGGATTTCTACCGCTTCGGCCTGTACGGTGGGCAGCTCTTGACGGCACGGCAAATGCTGCCCACCGGCGACAAGACGGACAATGTGCCTGGCACAGGCTCTTTGGCTGTCTTGGCGGGCTTTGAGAGCGGAAAGGTCTGCAACCGTGTGCGTCCATCACCGAGCTTTAGTCGGTGTGGACCCAGACGGTTGCAGTGCTTGGAGCGTGCGTCATGCGGTAGAAGCGAGTATGAGACGAAACTGCGTGTGAGTCGAATATGTCCGAGCGGATGGCGCGACCCGCTTAGGCGGGGGACGCCCTCATCATCATTATCCCACCATTTATCCTACCATTTTATCTGCCCTTAGTTGTCATATAACGCGCATATAAAAACACGCTATATACCAGAAAGTTACAATCAAATTGGATTTCCTGAGCAAATTAAGCACTATTAAAAAGGCTTATTTTTCCCTGTCATTACGCCCTTTTATACGCCCTTACACCCACATGCTGCCGCCACCATCATAGGGCATATTGTTGCAGCCAAGAAAATTAGTATCCCAGGCATCGGTACCATCTGTACGAAGCTCGTAAGGCATATTGGTGTCGCTCTCTGGGGTCTTCTCTCCGGATTTATCCTTACGGAAGCCCTTCTCTCCTATCTTCATCTCCGTCAGCATGATGGCCTGAATGAGTTCTTCGTTATTGTCTTTATTCAGCATGGGGAAAAGGTTCTCTTCACCTTTGAAGCCCTCGTCGATGATGCGGTGCTTCTTCATGTGCTCCATGGGATTGCCGAGGTAGAAATCCTTCACCACCCAGCCATGCTTGCGGAACTCGTCGTGCACAATGTCGTAGGCCGAGTGTCCGACCTCGACATAACCGGTTGCCAAGGCTGTGGAGTCGTAGTAGTAGATGGCTGTCTTATTGATGTGCGGCTCGTAATACTCGCAAAACAGTTGTATCACCTCACGAAGACGCTGCTTGTTTTTCGTGAAGAAAGATTTCAGCGTCTTGTGGGTGTGACCCTGGATCTGCGCGGCCACCAGCCAGTTGATGAGGGCACCATAGTCGAAGCTGATGGCGATGGGCTTGTTGCGCTCGATGTCAGTATCACAGAGGCAGTCGTAGCGTTGCTCCTTATATCCGTCGTTGAGTTTGCTGTTGTCGGTGGCATGGTAGGTGTGCAGCTTCAGGGAAAAGTTTATGTAGAACATCCCTTCAACCTGGTCAATGCGCCGACAGAGTATCGAGGTGCGGAACACCATCCGGGGAAGGTCACGCTTACAGCGTTTCACATAGTCGGTACCGACGACCTTTATATTGTCGAAAATCGGGCGTTCCTGATAGTAGAAAGCCTTGTTTCGCAGCAAATTGATACGGCTATTGATGTAGCCGAGCCGCTTGACGGTGTAAGTGGTTGACGGTGCCAGCAATAGCTGTTGGCGTTCCCATTCCATACTAATAATGAGGTCGTTCAACTTCTTATCGTAGGATTGCTCGTACTTCTTAATCAGCCACAGGCCTTCCTTATTGCAAGGCATATCGGTAAAGAAATGGATGCCCCACATGTGGGGGAACCTGGCAGGGTTGTTGAAATAGCGTGAGGAACCGCCGATAGCCGGAAAGATTTCGTTCGACAGCTTATCATAGTCCAGGCCTTTGGCCTCGTCGCCCACAAGCCAGTGAATGGTCATAGAGTTGGCCGACATTACGACTTCCTGGCTGACAATCACCATTAGGGTTCCGTTGGCAAACCAAATCGTGTCCTTCAAATCAGACGGCAAAAAGAGAGGATCCTTAAATCCGAGGCGTTTGTCCGGCTTGCGGCCAATCACATAATGGATATCCCTGTGCCATCCGAACGATTCCATGGCCATAAGCGCTGAGGGGAGTGTCCTGGCATGGGCTTGACGGAAGCTGCTGGCGACAAACACGCCAAGGCTGCCCGGCATCTCCAGCACATTTTCCATGATACGCATGGCCACCAGATAGGACTTCCCCCATCGACGGCTGCAGATGTTGACGGAGTTCTTTGCCGAGTTCAATTTGTAGCGAAGTTGGCCTTCATGGAGATATACTTGGGTCATTGTGTTTCAGATTTTTTGTGTAATTTTGCGGCGTTATGAGCGAATATCCAGTCAATAAGGTTTTCCCGCCAGACTTCGAGAAGTATGGTACCAAATACAACGGCTACAAAAATGGCGACATCGAGGTCGTACTGTATGACTTTGCCGCCGTTGGATATGACTTGGAGCTTACATACAAGGGCAAAACCTACTTTTTCCAGCAGCATTATCAGCAAGGAGTTTGCCAGTGCTTTGGCGCAAAGGATGGCCGTTTCAGTGGGCCTTACGGACCTTATTTCAAAGATGCCAACGACCTGATACAGAACTTTGTGCTTGACGATGGCAAACACATCATTGATGTGCTTGATGAAATCGAACATGCCGAGGCTTGTTGAGATGCTATCCATTCCACATTACTTTTTAATATAGTTCCTTACATGCTGAAGCAGTTTTGACAATTCAGGTGTTAAGGCGTGTGCATCTCCTACTGGATGACCGTCTTTCCATTCATGGTAATGAGGCTGCAATCCGTGATGGTCGTCCGTATGTATCAAAATTGAACGCTGGTGTCCATCGTTGATACTGATTTCTCGTACATCAGTCCCTTTGGAATTG